CGTGATTGTCGGTGATACCAACTACTTTGGTTTCTACTGGTCATCGCTTCAGACAAACCAGCGGTTCACATCTGATGAGTCGGCGTCGGCTGGGTTTATGAACTTGATGTTCATGGACGCTCCGGTCTATTACGACGATCAGTGCCCTGCCAATAAGATGTACATGCTCAACACCGATTACCTCTTCTTGCGTTATGCAGAGGGTCGTGAGTTTGTGCCTCTTGGCGAAAAGGCATCCGTAAACCAAGACGCTCTTGTCATGCCTGTTGCATGGGCCGGTAATATGACGGTCAGCAATCGCGCACGGCAAGGCATCATTCAAGCCTAGTAGGAGGTCTTTAATGACTTACACAACTCAAGGTGCTATCGGAATTGACTTTGATGGGGGCACCGAAACGACCCCATCTCAGCCTCCGGGTAGCAGAATGGTTGGGACCGATGCTTCAACTTGGCTCTACATCGAAGCAGGGGCAGCGATTGCTCAATACGATGTAGTGGCTGTGACGGAGCTTTACGTTGGCGTTCCAATCACAAAAGCGCTTGTCGATACTGGTGAACTTGTCGCTATTGCTCCTCAAGCAGTTACGAGTGGGGAATATGCGTGGGTTCAGTTGACTGGGACTTGCACGATCAATGTTTTGGCAAGTGCTGCCGCAAACGTGATTTTGTATTCTTCAGCAACAGCCGGAAGTCTTGATGATACTTCTACTTCTCAGACGAGAGTAGACGGTATCAAATTGACAGCGGCGCGTGGCGGAACTGCTGGAAGTGCAGCGGGTCTTGCTTCGTATCCGAAGTCGTTTGTGATCTAACCAAAAAGGAAGTGCGGGGGTGTAAAAGCCCCCGCGCAACTGATGCTTATGAGCGGAAATATCAGAGTCGAATTTATTCCTGGGGAAAATGGCAGCCCCGATCTGATCGAAATACGACGAGTGGGAGATCCAGATACGGTTCTCTACAAAGTCTCAGAAAAGATCGAATGGCTGGAAGAGAATTTTCCAAAGGAAATTGCGGCTTACCAAAAGAATGGTGGCGGCGCGTCGTCAGCTAAGATTAAGCCCTCGGGGACTTTGCTTACTGCCCTAAAGGGTGTCGGTAACAGGCGAGCTAAAATCCTAATCAACCAGGATGTCAGCACGGTTGAACAACTATCAGAACTTTCCGATGCAAGCGTTGGCAGCCTGGGTGCTGGAACGGTAGATTTGCGTAAGCAAGCCCGTGACTATCTGGCGGATCAAGCTGGCATTCAACCGAAACAGGTTGTTGGATGACCCTTCTAACGATTTGCCAAGACGCCGCAGACATCATTGGGATAACTGCGCCTGATGCTGTCACTTCGTCAACGGACACCTCAGTTATTCAGCTAAGGGCTGCGGCAAATCAAGAAGGTCGCTCTTTAGTGCAGCGCCATACCTGGCAGCTTCTTACAAAAGAAGGCAGCCACACCACTCTAGCCGCAGAAAGCCAAGGGACGATGGTTTCGATTGCCGCTGACTTTGGGCGGTTTAGCAACGACACAATGTGGAACCGCACGACAGACCGGACATATTACGGCCCTCTAACTGGTTCCGAGTGGCAGCGGCTTCTAGCTGTCGTTAGCGGCGGCATTACCAACTATTTCCGCATTCGAGGCGGGTTGCTGCTTTTGAATCCAGCCCCGCCCGCAAGCGAATCAATCAAGTTTGAGTACATTTCAAAAAACTGGGTAGACGAGTCGGGCGGCACGGTTGCTGACGCAGACAAGTTCACCGGAGACGGGCAGACAAGCGTACTTCCAGAAGAGCTAATCACTCTTGGCGTTATCTGGCGCTTTCTGAAGATTAAAGGACTGTCATACGAACAGCAGTTCCTTGAGTATCAGTCGCGATTGCAGGAATACACGCAAAGCGAAGGAGCAAGACCAATTTTGCGTATGAGTGGACAAAGCCGAGCTATTCTTGCGCTTAACGTGCCCGATTCGGGCTTTGGAAGCTAAACAAGGAGACACGCTATGCCGATGGTTGATGGAAAAGAGTACGCCTACACTCCAAAAGGGATGGCCGCAGCCAAGGCTGCTGCTAAGGGAGGCGCTACTAAACCGGCATCTTCAACAAAGGGCGTATGCACCATAAATGGTCCAAACGGAAATAAGCCAATAAGTTCTGGCGTAGCGTAGCCAATGGCCCGGGATCTCTACGGCGAACTGCTTTCAAAGGCGCTAAATCGAGGAGCGCCAGAAGGGCATTTCGCTGCTTATATCCGGCCTGACGAGAGTGAGGTTCTGCGCTCTATGGGTGGCGGCGTTGCTCCTGATGGCGGGCAGAATATGTATAACGGGATGCCTGCGTACTTTAGCGGCATCAGTGCTGTGTCTGCGCCTTCGTTTAGTGCGCCATCTGTTTCTGTAGACGCGCCTTCAGTAAGCGCACCAGACCAAGGCTTTATTGACCAGATGAATGCTGCGGTAGCGAATGCTCGCGCTGAAGCAGCAGCAGAGGATATGGCGCTGGCAGACATTCTTGCTGGAGTTACCGAGAGCATGTCGGGCGGTCCCCAAGCTCAAGCCCAAGCCCAGGCCCAAGCTCAAGCCCAGGCCCAGTTTATAGCGGCTGAAGAAATGGCGGCTTTAATGGCCGATGAAAAAACAGCAGGACTTTTCAGAGGCCCTACACAAGCCGGTATAGAAGATATCTTGTCAGGAAGAACAACAGGAACGGAAAATCGCACAGGATTTATCGGCCCTGCGCCTTATGGTGGCGGAACGATGGCTAACGCTGCCCAGGTTAAGGGGGGCTATTTCACGGGAGATGGCACGAGGAGCTCACGCGATTCAGATGATAGCGGGTGGGTGTTCACTGACGCCACTACTGAAGCCGCAAAAAACGCAAACCAGGGTTTTCTAGCTTCGCTTATTCCAGGTCGATCAACAGTTACGCAAGACCCGATGACTGGCGCTGCTGTGAAGGGTTATGGGTTTTCCAAAGGGGAGATAGCTGCCGCTTTGTTTTCGGGCACTCCTATCGGACAAATGGCTACCATGTACAACATGACTCGGGGAGCCGAGCCTACTGAGCCTGCTATGATGAACCAGAGCCAATGGGCGGAATCATTAAATCCTACTTTTAGCGAAAATTTCTCTATGGAAGGTCTTCCAAGCCCAAGCGATGAAGAGCTTATGGCGGCTACGCAACCAACAGACCCAACAGACCCCGCAAATGACCCAGCGCCGCCTGCGGTTAAGGAGTATTACAAGCCGCCGCAGTGGGTTCTTGATAGGCTTGCTCAGAACTTGGCGTATGGCCCTGGTCGTATAAACTGATGGCAAGATCTCCTGCATCCATGACCGGGCAAAGCACTGCTTTCCCATCTCCGATAGGCGGTCTAAACACCCGTGATTCGGTGGACTTGTTGCCGGAGACTGACGCAATCAGGCTGGACAATTTCTTCCCAGCGCGATCTCACGTTCAAGTTCGCAACGGATACGACGACCATGTAACGGGCTTGCCGTCTACGGTGGAGAGCTTGATGGTCTACAACAGCGGCACGGCCAACACGATGTTCGCCGCAAGCGGGAGCGCAGTCTACAACGTGACTAGCGCGGGTTCTGTTGGCGCTGCTGTTATCACGAGCCTATCAAACGCCCAGTTTCAGTCGGTCAACATGACCACTTCTGGTGGGTCATTTCTTTGGATCTGCAACGGGGAAGATGCGCCTCGTCACTGGAACGGCTCTGCATGGGCCACGCCGACATTGGGCAGCGTTACCGCCGCAAACATAATCAATGTCGAGGTCTACCAGGAGCGGCTGTTTTTCGTTCTAACCGACAGCCTGACGTATGGATATCTGCCGGTGAATAGCATTGCTGGAACAGTTGCTTCAGTAAATCTGGGCAGCGTTTTCAGCAAGGGCGGCAAGCTGATGGCGATCAGCACTTGGACCCGTGATGGTGGGTCTGGTCCTGATGACAACATCTTGTTCTTTACCGACCAAGGCGAGATCGCGATGTACAGCGGGACCAACCCATCCGACGCTACAAAGTGGGGGTTAGTCGGCGTTTACACGGTTGGTCGGCCAATCGGGCGTAGGTGCATGATGAAGGTTGGCTCTGACTGCTATCTAGTCACAGAGAACGGCCTGCTTCCAATGACCCAAGTTCTTGGGACAGGCGAGGCTGCGCCGAACGTCGCTCTTAGCGACAAGATCAGCAACAGCTACAACGATTCAGTCGTTGAGTTTAAGGGAACTTTTGGCTGGCAAGGCGTGGTGTATCCAAAGGGCGGATACGCCGCTGTTAATGTTCCATCGTCTACCGCTGGCAACTTTATTCAATACATCATCAATTTGGAAACTGGGGCATGGTCCCGTTTCACCAATCAAGACGGGTATGCCTGGGCTGTATTTAATAGCGACCTCTACTTCGGGGGAAGCACCAAGGTCTACAAAGCAGACAGCGGAACAGACGATTCGGGTGGGGCAATAGAAGCCGTCGCTAAGACAGCGTTTATCTACTTCGGCGGCAGGTCGGGACCAAAGCGTTACACAGCAATTCGGCCTGTTATGGCAAGCGACTCTGAGCTTGAGGTCAGCATCGGCTTTGATACAGACTTCAGAGATGGAACCACGACGTTTACACCAAGCACGACAGGCTCTATCGCCTCTGCGTGGGACACAGCGACTTGGGACTCAGCAACGTGGGGAAGCCCGATCACAACCCATCAAGCGTGGTTTAGCGTAGCCGACATCGGCTGGAACGCAGCCGTCCGCGTTAGAACCAGCACGACCCAACAGTCTG